CTACCATTGAACTTTACAGAAGGTTTAGTTGCATCTTTATAATAGTAAGTGTAATATGAATACCATAAGTTGTTGATGGTATTATTGTTATCATCGTGGAAAGTTATCTGAACTGGTTCATAACGTATTTTTGTTTGAACAATACGCTTACGATTATATTGATTCATCTTATGAGTATCAAACTGGTAGGAAGGTAGTTTGACATTACGCACTAGTATACCAAAATTATTTTGATCACCTGTAAAGACACCATCATTTAGTGTGAATACAGTATGAAATAGAAACTTATGCTTAGGAGCGTTAGAATACTGTACAGGAGTAAAAATCTTACTCGCATGTTTATAATCTTTAATAGCGGCGCTGCCGAATAATCCTGCGGCAGCGCCTTGTAGCAAGTCTTGGAAAAAGCCTGACATGCTTTATTTATTATGTACCAGAACCAATACCTGTTGCGATTTCGCCCTGTAGGATTCTGCCTATTGAAGCGCCAACGCCTGAGATCGGACCGTCTGGCTGACCTGGTGTTGCGTTCTGAATAGCATTATCATAAGCGATTGTTAGTGAAACAGTTACGGCTTCTGATGTACCATAGTTCAATGTGTTATAGTTGACCGTTTTCAAGAAGCAACCGTATAGTTCCCATGATTCAAGAACTACTGGAGCAGCAGTACCGTTACCACCGTCTAGTACTTGAACGTTTGTCTGGAACTTGTAGTCTTGACCAGTTGCTGCTGAAGCCTGTTCTACGAAATCTAATTGCTTCTGCAATTGTTGACCAACAGCCTTAGCGACTGAACCAGAAGCATCGTCACGAATGTTGACAGTCATATCTGCCCATGTGTGCTTACCAGCAATCTTGATTGTTGAGTTGTAGACTTGTAGTGGAATTTCAGCAAAACTTAAGTTTGGTCTTGAGCAGTCGATTACCTGCTTTGTTAAGCTCAACCCGCCATCAACATCAACACCGAAGTTCAAGAAGTTTACTCTGAAACGATATTGTAGTTTAGGCATCAATAGACCCTGATTGCCGCCGGCATTATCAGATGCTACTGTCATGTTGAACAATGATTGTGAGGCTGTTGCCATTGTAATATCTCCTAATATACTTTATTTATTTACCATTTGAGAGCCTCTTGCGAGGCTCTCTTTTTATATCATCATAGCTCGCCAGTGTTCAAGATACGAACTGGGATGTAGATGAATTCAGCAGCCTTGACTGGCTCAACTGCTACGTCGATCCACAACTCATTACGATCTATTCTTGCTGGAGTGTTGTTGCTTTCGTCGCAGACTACCAAGTAGTCATATAGACCTCTCTTAGCAACAAGATCAACCATCAATGACTCTACTACACCTGAAATCTGTTGACGAGTTAGAGCATCGTTTGGTTCGAACACGAACGGACGACCTGCGATTGTCAACTGACGACGGATGTAAGCAACTAGTCTTGCTACGTTTGTACGATCCAATGCACTTTGACTATTGAATGATGTCTTGTTACCATAGTTCAACAAGCCGTTACCAGTGAAGAACACTAGCGGGTTGATGAAGTTGACGTATAGAACATCACGTATGCCAATTGGTGTCTTGATAGTCACGAACTCACCTGTGTCACGATCTAGATAACCAATGTTAGTTGCGTTATCGATCTGACCACGACGAGTACCTGCTGCTGCGAACCAAGGATATGCCAATGTGTCGTTACGTAAGAATGTACGCAACATCATATGACTTGGTGGGACAGCAACTAGATTACCATCTAGATCTGGAGCGATTCCACTTGGGTAGAACAAGCCAAGATAAGTGTCGCGTGTCACGCAACCATCTTCACCTGTGCTTGTTGCACCAGCAGCATTAGTTGCCCATGCTTGAATTGCTGTTGCTTGCATTGGAAGACCCATTGGAGTGTCACCTAAGATGTAACCAGTGTTGCCACGATCATTGTTTAGAACGACCATGTTTGGTTGCAATTCAGGATAGTTTGGTGTAGCCATTAGATTGAAGAAGTTATCTTCGTCACGAATTGCTACGTTAGTGTCAATAGTTGAGCGTAGTGCTTGTACAACCATTGCACGTTGTGCCTTACGACCCATATATGGACTGCCGTTTGATTGCAAGCCGCTTGCGCTTACCCATGCATCCTTCTGTGCTGGAAGTGTTTGACCTGGGAAGTTTGTGCCATTGAAATAATTGACACGGAACTGCTTGACGTTATATCCGCTTCTGCGTGTGTTGAACAACAACATACCAGTTGGATATAGTGCGTCATTTGGGCAATCTAGATCAACATAATCGCTTGACAACAATGACTTGATTGTTGGGATAGGATCATCTGCTGGGTTAGTTGTGCCGTTTGGTGCCCAACGTGCGTCAGCAAATACTACACCACTTGGATTTACTTGGTCAGTATTGTCAATCAATACCCATTGATCAACACCGTCGACACTCTGCCAACGATTGATTAGTGGATAATTTTCTAGATCGCTAGTGTCGATCCATAGATCGCCATATACAAGCACAGTACCATCACTTTGTAGTGTTGGTGCAGTTGCGCTAACGATTGGACCATTTGGATCAGTTGCGTTTACGATTGTTGGGCTAGGGAAACCATTGCTGTCGTATCCTTGCAATTTGTAACCCTGCCATGCACCGTTATAGTTTACCATGATGTCAACTTGGTCTACTGTATCATAGAACCAATTTGTGTTATTTGCTGGAATATCTACTGGTGCACCTTCGTTTGCTGTATATGTCAATGGATACCAATTTGATAACTCTACGTTATAAGCGATACTTCCTGTACCAGATAATACAGCTAATCCTGATACCCCACCACCAGATACATCTGTTACAACTACAGTCAAATCATTTGCAGGAGAAGTTCCGCCTAAATTTGTGCCTGAGAAAGTAACTTCATCGCCTACAACAAATCCACTACCTGGAACAGCTATAGCTGTTACAAGGTAACTGCCATAACGTTTACTAACGTTTACACGGAAGGCTGATCCTACACCTGTGGTGCTTGATTGTAATATTGAGCTATAACCAATTCCCGGTGCGATACCAAATTTACAACCATCTGTTACATTTACTTCAAAACCTGCATCTGCCATTAGATCGGTGGTTGTTGTAACTTGTATGATACCGCCCTCTGTATGTGTAATTTGAATTGCATCGTCTGATGTAACTTCGGCTACTGTATAGTTTAGACCCATGTTATTCCAAGCAGTAACAAAATCAGTAGCATCTGAATTATCAGGAACAGTAAGTGTGGCACTTAGAAAACTTGTACTGCCTGGTTGACTTACTAGTACCGTTTCTGTGTATGGGCCTGCAGTTAGATTTACAGATGTGTTGTTACCTGTAACAACAGTTGCGCCCGTTGCTACTCTTGAATAAAAATATATAGGACTATTTGATACTCTACCGTAACCTGTATAAGCTGCGCTATACTGTGCATACAGTGTTCCAGCTGGGATAGCTTTACCACCTGTAGCGTCTAGCGTGTTTATGGCTGTAACATCATTAGTAGCTAAAGTTACATTTTTTACTACCCATGATGATAAAGTAGAATCATACTCTGATACTACAGGAGCGAGACCGTTGCCGGCTAAACCAACTTTTATCCAAACTGAACCAGTTGGATGAGGAGTAGTTTGACCTTGTTGCCATAGGGGTTGCTGTGCTGAAGTTCCATAAACGACTGATGGCTGATAAAATGTGCCTTCTTCTAAACCAAGATCAGCAAGCACAGTACCTGTTTCATTACTTAGAATAATAGTTGCATTTGCTGTAAGATTACTTTCAAGAAATTCTTGTTTTGAGAAAATTTGTAATCTGCCTGAAGAATTTACGCTTGCTGATAATTCAGCCCAGTTCAAATTGTTTATTTCTGCTGCTACACCAGTTGCAGTTTCAGAACCTACTTGAACAGTGATAGTTGCTGTTGCTAATCCTAAAGTAATATCAAAACTATCACCTGCATTTAGTGACGGATTTGACTCAGTTCCTACTAGTGTCGGAACACTAGAGAACCAATCAGAACCTCCTATTGCTACCCAAGCACCTGAACTATTCTTATAAAAGTATGTTGATGCTGATGTTGGGGCATTTGTCGTACCGATAGAGTTGATTGCATAATTACCAACTACGCCTATGCTTGCTAGTGGCACACCGCCGCCTGTCAATTGGTCTGCGTCTGAAATTACGATTGGAGTTTGTAAAGTAAATGCTCCAGTTGTAGCATTGAATTCATATATTCCCCAAGCTGAAGTAGTAGTATCTAACCAGTAACTTCCATTATCTGGTGCACCTACTGGACGACCTACTGAGCCTACTAGGCTAGCTAAGTCAATGTCTGCTCTTAGAACATAAGCACGATTAGTGACACCTAGTGCTGAATAAGCAGCAAGTAGACCGTATTCGTTTAGTTCATAACCTTGAATTGGTGTTCCATTAGTTGCTTCATAAAAGAATGGAATACCGAAAAGTGTAGTCAAGTCGCGCTGACTTGTGACTTCATATAGTTTACCTGCATTAGCAGCAGTTGTACCCTGTGCAATGCCGATACCGTTTGGATTTGCCTTATCCTGGGCTGTTGCCATTAGGATGAAAGGAACTGATGCTGTTGGGGCTGGAAGATACTGACTTTGGTCAATAATTGTAACTTCTACGCCTGGTGATGTTAGTGCCATGTTTTTACTTCCTATATTGTAAAATTGTG